AACATCGCCTGGCTCCCCTTTGAAGGTGCCTAGGCCATCCACAACCAGATCTCCGCCAGAATACCCATCAGTAAGCCATAAGGTGACAGACAGATCAGAACGTAGGGGAGGCTTGCCCATCAGCGAGGCATCAGCATGCTTGCCATAAAATCCGCCGTCAGAGCAGCGATTGAATCGCAACCCGGCGCACTTATAAGGATAGGCATACTGATTAAAATCGCGGTTAGCTGAGATTATTTTCTCGAACTTATTGAGGATAACGCCTAACCGAACGTCATCACCTTTCCGCAACTCCTGGTTGCGCTTTACCTCTCGGCTATAGTCGTCGTATTGGGACTGACCTTGCTTCCAGTCACAAGTTGACAGGACTTCCAAAGCCCGGTCGATCTCAGGCTTTGGAATGGCTCCCTTGATAAACATAGATCAACGCTCAATCGCAACGTAAAGGTAATCGAGCGCCAAAACTTTGGCGTTGGCACTTTGAGACTTAAAATGCACCATTGCGGTAAGCGCATCACCGGTTGGATGGGTACCGCTCAGAGTTGCCTTATGTACGCCGTCGACATAAACCAGTGTGCTGGTGCCGTTGTAGTACATCGTCAACCTAATGTTGGTACCTGATACCAGCGAACCGACATCAGCAGAGCTGGCCGCAGCCACATCATTGTCTCGAACAATAGCGTCAATGCCTGCCTCTTCAGCTACGGACAAAAAGCCCCAAGCCTCATCAACTGCGATTGTTGCGCCATTGTCTGAAATAAAGGCTGTGCCAGTTACGTTATCGGACAGACCCACAAAAAGCGAGGTATCCGCAATAGCGGTGCCGTCAGTGACTGACAGGACAGCATCAAAAAACGCTTTCTTGCCAGAGGTTAATTGAAAAGGAGTTGCATTCAGACGGAATTGACCGCCCTCAGTGTCTCCGCCTTCAGTGGTTAGGATCAAGGCCCCTGTTGCGCCACCGAACGAGACATCCATGTCCAGCTCAGTGTCTAAGGTGAGGGCGTACTGTAGAGCAACGCCATCAGAGTCAACCGGATAATCCCCAAAATCGAAATTAACAAAATCCTCAAAAAAGATCATGTATCGATTTGGGTCAAGGCTGGCCAACTCCGCCAAGGGACCATCGGCCGCTGAATCGTTTATTCCGTTTGGAAAACGTGTAACGGTCATATGATTTCCCCTTATGCGCCAGGCGATCCGTAAAGAGAGCGCCAGTCATTCCAGCCAAACACGTAACGCTCATAAGACTTGGCTTTGGCGTTTTCGGTGTCAAAGTCATTGTCTTGAGTGAACTCGTTGGCAACACGCTGATAATGAACCAAACCTTCTGGCGCGTTAGTTTTAATGAACCAAGCGTCAGGATCTGACAAGTAATGGTTCATGACAATGCCGTCAGGGAACTGATTTGTCATTTTCAGGACGTTGACATCATTGTTAGCGGTGCCGCTTTGCAGTGCTGAGTTGACAATCCGGTTAGCCTTGTACCACAAAGCAGGAGGGATAATCAGCGCTTTAGGCATCAAACTGATTTTCAAGCCGCGAGAGTTCTGAGCATTCATGATCTGAATAACCAGATTTTCAATCGCAAGCTCGGAAATGTCAGCTGCTACAGTCAGATGGTTTGACTGAGTGCCGGATTTGGTGACGTGAGAGGTTGAGATCAGCTCAACGCCATCGCCTCCGGTGTAGCTGGAATTGAAAGCGCGGTTAAGAATATTGGCACCAACGTTTTCCTTGGTTTGTCGCATGGAGAAAGCCAGGGACTTAGAGCGGCGTGCGGAGACTTCCATATAAAGGTTGTCGTCGCGCTCCTCGCGGGTAACGATATAGCCTAATGCATAGGCAACATTTACTAAGCGAGATAGATCACCCTGAGACTCTGAGTCGTAAGCAACTCCAGCGCCTTCATCCTTCACAGGAGCAAGACCAAAGCCGGTTGTCTCAAAGACTTCCTCATACTTTTTGTTTGACTTCGATGTCTCGAAGATCTTGGACCATTCCTCCATGTGCTCATCATAAGAGCGGCCATAAATAGCCTTGACCCCTGGCCAGAGCGCGGCGGGATGGTTACCAGTTGTAATTACACCAGACATATTGCCCCCTTATGCACCGGCTTGAGCGTCAACATAGAAGTGGTTGTTCAAACGAACTTCCCACACTGCGTTATCGCCTATTGAATTATCGACAGTGCGATGCAAGCCCATGATCAGCACATCCTCAGTTCCGTCTCCACTTGCTGTTGCAGTAGAGGCGCTGATTTCCATGCTGGATAGACCTGATGCGGTTGAGCCGGAGGTGAACCCGGTTAGGTCGGCGGTATTGCCAACGTTTGCAGCGGCAAGAGTCGCGGATGCGTCATCCTGGATTGCAAAGATAATATTTGGATCGTCAGCGACGAATACATAGCGCTCTGTTGAGTTGGCGCGGTATACCGTGCTTTCGCGTGTGACAGGTTCAACAGCTACGATCACGCCCAAAACAGCATCACCAGTGCTAACGTTACCGGTAACAGACATAATGCCATCGGCATCGGCTGAACCGGCAGGCTTTACCAATCCGCCAACATAATAGGCGGAAGTGGTGTCAGTAGCTGGAATATAGTATTTGCGGCATTGACCATTGTAAGCTGCGCCGTTTAGATAGCGAACGGGTTTTAAACCGAAAGCGTTATCAGCGTTAGCCATTTTGGCCTCCATTTAAAGAGAAAAAACACCATTAGTTTTTGGTGCTCGAGTTAATATTTATCCCGCCAGATGGAACGTACTGCTTGTCATTCGATCCGCCGTTTGGCGCAAACTTACCGCGCCGGATTTGGTTATCTATCTCATCAACTGGACGTTGTTTCTCTCTCTGATCCTCTTCGTACCATTCGCGTTTGATTACCATCAAATAGGTGCGCAGAGGGCTTCCATCGTCTTTTGTGCCTGCTATCTGCGAGGTATAAGACCCTAAATCGCTATTCAAGTCAACTGGCCCTTGACCAACAGGCTCACCGCCTTTCATGAATTCCCATCCTCCCTGGATTGCGGCTGAAATCCGGTTGCCTTCGTCGTTGATCCAGCGGCCGACAAAACCATCAGGGATCTTGGCGTCTAACTTTCCTCGCATAACCCCAAGAGGAGTGCGTTTTCTTCGGCCTTCAGGCTGGCGATCATCAGCGCGTTTGCCGCGAGTTCCGGATTCGGTATCAGTGTTGCTATCTGCTGTATCAGTCATTTCTCAATTACTCCCAACTATAGTCTTTTAGGTACTGCTCTTTGGTGTAGCCAGGGATGGTCTGAACAAACTCATCACAAGCCTTTTTTGCTTCCGGAGGCAAATCAGAATATGACTTCCCGCCGCCCTTTGATCGTCGACCGCTGTTGCTTGCAGACTCAACAGAATTTGCTCGGCTGCGGCGAGTGTTCTCAAAGAGATCAGGCATTTCCTTTTGCACCTCAGCGGCTACGGCGTCAAAAAATGCCTTGCCTGTTAGCTGCGTAGTCTGGCTTAGTTCCTGGCCGATAGCGTCAGCCAGTGCCCGGCCAGCGCGGCTGTCTTTGTACCAAGTATTCTGATCCAGCCATGGTTGGAAATCAGGATGCTGAGGCGGCTGGTCGTTTTTCTTTTTGGCCTCCTGCTTTTGCTGTTTTTCCTCGCTTTTTGCCTTTTCGCGCTCCTCCCGGAGTTGGTCCTCAGCATCCTCGGCGGCCGTGAATGCATCGCTATCACCATCTCGGACAGCCTGAGCTTTGCGCGCCTTGATGTCATTAAGCTGCTGCTTGAATTCGCGCTCCGACCTTTCCCGTGCTTCCTGCTGAAACTTTTTGAAGGCCTCGAACGTTTCCTGGTCCCGCTCGCGAGCCTCTTTGAGTGCCTTGATTTCCTCCTCGAGCTTGCGATTGTTCGCCTTAACGATGGGCAGAATCTCATCACCTCTCTTTAGAAAGGTTTTTGCATCAACCCACTGATCCTCCGGGCCTTTCCACTGATCTTTAGGTGCCCAGCCCTGACGGGTAGCACGAGCCATATCCTCATCAGATAAGCCGCCATTGCCTGGAGTCAGGCTTTCATCATGGGCATCGATGTTAACAACATCATCCCCGGAATCATTATTGCCTTGCGCTAAATCGCTCATTCTGTAACCTCTCTAGTCAAAACAGCTGCAATATCTTTGTCATTGCAAAGGCGATACTCCTTGCCATCAACGCCCTTACACATCATCCCGGAAAACTTCGAGATCAGGACTTTGGCTCCAGGTATTGGAATAGGTCCGCTCCAATCCTCAAAAGCATTACCACCGACAGCGATTAACACGCCCTCAGTGTTTGCCATTTCCTCCCGCTCAGTCTCCTGCTTAGGGATGATCAAACCGGATGCTAAAACGCGCTCACCGCGCTCGTTAACATCGGCAGACTTCACCACTACCAAAACCTTAAACTCTACCGGCTGAATGCCAGAGGTGTTTATCGTCTCACTCATCACTATCTCCAATACCGTAGAAATTCCTAACATCACTAAACTCTAAATCAGCCAGATCTAGGCAGGTCATAACCTGTCCGTCAAGCCTGGCAAGTTGAACATTGTTCTCGATCATGTCGTCAAGCGTTCCGACTGCGGTCACAGTCACTTTCTCTCTCAACAGCTGACTAGCAACATCATTGAGATATTGCCGGTAGACCTCCGTTACCGGATTCTCCAGCCATTCCTTGAACTGCTCCTCCACTATCTGAACTGCCATTTGGTATTAACCTCTCTAGGATCATCTTATAGGCCTCAAGCTGTGTTCCGGCCTCTTTCTCTTCCGCATAAGCAATATCTTTAATCGCTGATGCAAAATTTTTCGCTATCTCTGATGGTAGTTTGGCTTTCTCAAGCATGCCAGCCAGTTCCAGCTCCATGGCCTTCAGCTGGTCAGCCATTGCCGGGCCTTGCTGCGGCGGCTCCTGCAACAATGAATCAATGTTCTCAATCCCGGCTGCCTCTAACTCGCGCCTCCTGATCTCTATCTGGTTGAAAAACGGATCGCCCTTGTACTGGCCTAGGAACTGCGCTTTGGCCATCCGCTGCATGTCAGTTACAACTGACGGATCCGAAACTGGAGTGACATCAAGGTCATCAGCGTAATCAGTGCGCGCAACAGCCTCTTGGTTGTCCATGAACGTGAAATAGGACTTCTGAGGGAGATACATCTGATTGAGCTCATACAGCTTTTTGAACTCAGATTTTAGCGACCGATGAATCCGTTTGAACGTGGCTGAGAATTGTTTCAGCCCCTGCTCAATCAACGCGATTGTGGTTGTTGGTGAGGCATTGGCACCCTGAGCGCTACCGGTAACCACATCCTTTGTTGACGATATTTCCTTGCCTGCCTCGATCAGCACGCCCATGAGTTGCAGCAAAACGGCGGACGGTCCCTGGTGCTGCATCTGGTAAATGTTCTCGGCAATCTTACTGCCAGTGACATCAACCGGCATGTACTGGCCCGGCCTAAATTTCAGCGGACCACCTTTGATTCTCAGCCCTTTGCCGAAAAATCCGCCGCCAGCATTCTGCAGGGTTCCGGCGTCCAGCATCTGATTGAGCACAGTGTTGACAGTCTCATTGATCGGGCCTAGCAGGATCCCAAACCCAAGGTCGTAGATGGCAGAGTCAGGGTTAGGGATAAACCCGTATTTGGTGAAATAGTGAATTGGCTCTATCTTTGCCACCTCAGACCCGTTCATCGTTACCTCGCCAAACCTGGCAACAATGCGGACAACCGTTTGAGACTCCTCATGAACAGTCACAATATAGGGCTCGGGGTACCCGTCATCATCCAAATCTAATAATCGGTGCTGCTCATAGAAAACGTGAGGGGCGTCTGGATCGGCGCTCTTCTGCTGGAAATCGAACTCTCGATACATGCCAGCCCGGATGCGCTCAGTGATCTCATGAGGGTACAAGTCAAATTCATGTGTGAGCCTAGGCGCTTTTTCCAGACTCGCGGCCTTGTAATGGACGTGCAGGCAGTTTGGCAATACCAGTTCAGAGCAGTTTTTCTCATCCTCTGAAGTGTAGTAAGTCTTTTTGAACGCCACTCCGATGATAGGTAGGACCATCAACAGCCGGTCCATGTTGGCCTCCCAATCATCCATTTCATCCAGGACTTGCCAGGACATATGACGGCCTACACGGTCAGCCCTAGCCCGCTTGGCTCCAGGAGGTATAACCCACTGGCCAACCGGCTCTCCGGTTTGCGGATCCATCATAGGCAATCCAGTTGATGGATCTACCTGAGCCCGGAATAGCCCGGTGTCATCGCCATTGACTTTGATTTTGACTATATCGCGCCCGGGCACAATGGCGGGATAAGCGCGGGCATTGAATTGAATTGCAGCGGTAGTTATCAACGGGTAACGAACATTAGCGGCATTAGGCCACGGGAAAGTCTTTTCTTTCTTAACCTGGAGCGCCAGATCCATGGCCTCTTCCATCGATTTATCCCAATCTGAGCGCGAAGCCTTATCAATGGCAAGCTCCTGCAGCGCCCTGGATCCTATCTCAGTGAGATTCGCATCATCCAGGAGCTCACAAATATTGTCGGACTGCTCAAGCTCCTCGAGTGTCAGGCCTTGATCATCATCCATATACTCATCATCGGCGTACGGATCCTCATCCATCTCAATCTCAGTTCCGGTGATGGCAGTGTTACCCGCTATAATAGACATCAATAACCCCCTGTTTTGCTGCGGCCGTCGTTGCCGTCGTTGTAATCGTCTTTCTCATATCCTTTGTAAGGCTCGCCTTCTACCTCTGACAAGTAAACCAAAGCCATAAGCCCAAAAGCATCAGCACAATGGCTAGACCAATCATGATCAGGCCCAAGATCGATATTGCGTTTGTCATCAATCTTAGGGTGGTACCAGCCAAGAGCCTCAAGACCTGGAGCGGTCGGCTTCTCATTAAAATGGATATTAGGGAAAACCCGGCGGCCTGCCATAATGCGGCCCATTGCAGCGCCAGCGCCTTGGTTTGGCACAGTCTCGACAGTATAACCCGCATCCTCGAATCCAGATTTAAACGATGTAGCCCTGGTGTAATCACCCTTTTCTCCATCGTGCGGCAACCAAACGCTGGTATTGTGATCGTTGTAGCCATTACGCCGCATCCAGTCGATATGATAGGACAGCTCCTGGCCTTTGGCCTCATAATAATTCAGAGCCCGGAGCTCGCGGCCGACAAACTGAGCAATCCAAAGTGCAAAAGCGTCAGCTTTTCGACCGGTGCCGCCAAGGTCAGCAAATGCCCTGTAAGTGAAATACTCATCCGGCGCGACATAACCAATCCGACGTTCGGCGGCCGCTCTCTGTATTTGAAGGGAATAATATGCGCCCTCAGCTGCCTTCATGTACCCGCCTTCCCAAATGTGCTCGTAATTATGCGGCATTAGTTCTAGACAATCCAACCTCTCTTGCTCAAGGACATCAGGGAAAAAAGGGTTATCTGACCAATTTGACTGCACAACAATACTATTGCGAGGCGCGACCGGACCCCTCAGTAGCATATCAACGGCATCAGTTTTGAACCGTGGGTTCCAGCTAAACCATAATTCAGATGCCAACCCTTTGGATTTATTCTCCCAACGTATGGTCGGCCTCAGTAGGTTCATCGAATAGCTGGTGATCGTCTGAGCCTCTTCACCCCAAGCAACCTGGAAGCCCTCATAGGATTTGATGGAGTCTGCAGTGTGGTCAGAAAGGCCGGTGAATGCTATCAGCCCATCTCGAGGCAGAGCGATCACATCCTTGTAAATCTTGAACCCATGTTGGCGACCAAGGCCCATCGATTTTATTTTCTGCTCAAGCAGGAACTTGGCAGATTCTTTCAGCGACTTCTGGACCTCGCGGAAACAAAGAAGCCTAAGCCCTTCGCCAGCCTGGCCAGGGAACTCCAGGGCTTTCTCAATTGCCAGGATTGCATAGTTATGAGATTTGGCAGATCCCCTACCACCATGCGCGCCTTTGGTCCTGGCAGGCTCTCGCAGTGGCTCAAAAACCTCAGCGGTCTGATAGTCTAGATCTAGGGTGATTTTTCGACCCAAAATTAATAATCCTCATCCGGATCATCATATGGATCATCTTCTTGTGGCTTAGGCATCTCCGGCTTTTGCTTCTCATCAGCCTTGACAACCTTTCGGTTGAGATTGAATAGGACTTCCTCGATATCACCCTCTCCAGATCCTTTCTTGGATGCGTAGTAGGGCGCTGAGTCCCGGCCGGCGATCATAATATCTTTGATCTCAGGCCGCTGGAGCACATAGATTTCCTCGACCTCCTCAACGCAGCCCTTGAACTCGCCGTCCTTGAAATACTTCCGGTTGTGCATAACCTGTACAACGCCTTTGCCGTTGGCGATGTCTTTCAGGACTTCATGGGGGAGTTTGTCACAGCCTGGCCAGACTGCTAGCGTCTCTTGGATATGGGGCGACGTGAAATCGCCCGCTAAATTGACTGTAACTCTGCGGGGAACGGGAGTGCCATTCTCATCCAAAACTATGCTCATGGCCCGATTTTAGGTCTATTTCAAAAACCTTGCCACAAAATCAATCTGGGATAGTAACAGACCTTAGCTTTCAGCCAACAGCCAATGTCTTACCATCCCAAGCAATTGTCGTCATCTCAGCGACCTCTCAAGCTGTTCAGATAAAACCTGACATCCTCAGCCCACTCGCGACCGCGATTAACCCACAGTACAACCAGATGGCCAGTGATGATGCCAACTATCCATGGTCCAACCACTATTGGCCAAGGCAGGATCAGCCATCCCATGAGCTTTGCCACGATGGCGAAGACCGTCAGCATTTGGAAAGATCCCAACGATGGCAGCATCAGGATATACAGCGCGAACTTAAAAATATTTCTCATTTCTCATTTCTCTCAGGTTGATAGGGTGATGGTCTTGGACACGATAGCAACAATGCCCTTGAACACAACAGACCAGCCCATGGCAGCCAGTCGCTTGATGACCTTGATATCAGTCACCGGGATAAAGTATTGCAGTGTCTTGGTGGTCTTGCGGTTTAACAGAAGGTTGATCAGCTTTCTCATGCTTCTATCTCAGTTGTTTGCTTTGATAATTTAATTATAGTGTAACGCCGATATAACGCAAGCAGAGGAATGAAAATATCTAACCACAGCCAAAACTACGCTGTCCGCCAAACTCTAAGGCCTCTTTTCCCATCGCGATCATCAACTCCGACCGATAGCTTTATTCCATACACCTTGGCTCTCTGGTAGCAGTAGACCCTAAAAGAACTTTCGTTTTCGACTTCACAAAAAAAGCTATCGCCAACCTCCATTTCAGAAAACCTATATTTCGACCTAACGTTTTTCTTCAATGGAATACCTTTTTCAATACGGTTGCTCATAATCACCTCATCTATTAACACCAGTATTTAGTATATATAAATACTAATAATGCTGTCTTTAGATTTCTTATAACTTTTTAAACAACGTTAATCAGTAATGGCAAGCAGCTATAAAATCGAGCATGTACCAACGTACAAAGTAAGGTTATTGGACTGGCATGGAAAAATTTTGGTGGTAAATGGGAAGTTTAGGATTTACTGAAATAACGCATGCTTACTAGCCTCTATGCATATCATTGCATATGCCTTTTTGAAAATGGGATGTAATGGGATGTCCCGTATTTCAAGGTCGTTACATGCTTCCTTTCTAATATGTAACTCAATTGTATATACTTATAACAAAGTTATAGATCAAAAAATAGTCAATCAATACAAAATATATGCTCTTATATTCCTTTATGTAGTAGTTAGTTGTTGTTGTTGTTGTTGTTTAAGTTATATATAAGAAAGGTATAAGGATTATGAAATTTAAAAATAGGATTTTTTTGCAACCGATTTTTTTTTCAATAATTTGTTGGTTGTTTTTAGCTTGGGTTTATTTTGGTGCTATACCTAATTTCTAATCTGGTGATTTGTGGATAAAAAAGTGGGCTGATTTTGGATAATAGTCAAAACCTCAAAAACGTCCTACGATTTTTGCTCAAATCTCATTTTCTCCTTTTATATCAATAGCTTGCAGATGTTTTTGCTTGTTAATCAATTTCCAATCACTTCCAGCTATTGAATATTCTCTTTAAATATCAGTGGTTTACACGTCCTAAAATTTTTCCCATTCCATCGATTAACCGCTGTAAATTCCAAAGGCTTTTGTTTATCGCGTGATAATCCACAGGAAACACAACAGCTTAATCTAATCAGCGTGCACCATAATAAAGCGAGCAATCTGCTACAAATATCAATATTAGAAAATTCTGTTGTCCGGATGGTCAGGAATTAGCATTTCATAATAGTTATGTGTGCGTTACGACTATTATTGTATTTTCCAATCAAAAACATGAAATCGATAGATTTGTATATTAGTTTAATAACTTTCTAGAATTGTAAGCTGGTGCTATTGGCGTTGGTTTTCCGATAGGAATATCCAATTGTGTGTAACTTGCTTATAACGGTTGCGTCACCTAGGATAAGCGTATGCCCGGAGGTTGCCAACAGCCATGGATTGCACCACCGTTGCAGCGCCGTCACACCACCGATGACCTCCGGGCCTCTATAATTAATCGCTGAAAGGAAAAATTATGATCATATTAAAAAACAAGGGTGAGATTGATATCGATCTCATTACCACCATGGGAGTCAACGTAAAAGAGGGCGACTCCATCGGCTATTTTGGTACCGGCCTCAAGTACGCGATCGCCGTATTCCTTCGCGAAAAAATCCCTTTCTCCCTGTTTATCGGTGGCTCCGTGTTTGGGTTTATCACAGAAACGAAAGTCATTCGAGGCAAAGAGTTTGAAATCTGTGTGATGTCCGGCGAATTCGACAGCATTCAGCTCGGGTTTACTACTGAGCTCGGCAAAAATTGGGAGCCGTGGCAAGCCTACCGGGAGATTCACAGTAATTGCCTAGATGAGAACGGTGAGATATTTACATCCAACTCTGCGAAGCCACAGGCAGGTTATACAACGTTTTTGCTGCCAGAGGATGAGCAGTTCAGCGGCGTGTTTCTCCAGGATACTGGCAAGAAACTAATCCATAAGACTGATGAGGTCGAGGTATATGAGGGCGCATCTGACTGGATCTACTACCGAGGCATACGCGCCAAAAACACCAGAGAGCAATCAATCTACACCTACAACCTGATAAAGCCTTGTGTACTAACTGAAGACCGTCTTCTGTGTTATGACCATCAAGCACAGATCGCCATAGGCAAGGCCGTTGCGCAGTGTAATGACACAGAGCTGCTGAAGACGTTGATCACCAGCGATGAAAACACCTATGAGGCATCGCTTGATATGGGATATTGGGTTGATGACAAACCGTCAGAGGCCTTCAATAGAGTGCTTGAGGATAACAAAGGTCGCGCCAGCACCTCAGCGCGCCAGTATTACGAAAAGAACTTGCCAAAGGTGGCAACTACAAACCTGAAGGACGCGGCTATCAGTACCTTACAAGAGGTTTGTGAGACATATGAGCTGCAGATGGAATACGATGGCCAGGAAATAACAATCAACGGTGAGATACTGAGTTGACGCCATGGGAGAATGTGTCGACTACCCGAAAAAAGCAGTTGCTGCAACAATCGGATTCTCGGCTGAGCACAATGATTGGTAAGAAATTTATAACCAATTTAAACGGCGGTCCTGTTTATATGAAAATCGACCTAATTATTTAGTTTTCTGTGCGTTGCTAGCTTGGCGGGTTATCCCGCCTTTTTTACCAGGGAGAGAAAATGCTAACCAAACAAAAAATCAAATCTGTTATTAGACAGAAGGATGATCTGGGGCAAACGCTGTTTTTTATTGAGGCAACTTGCAGAATAAGCAATTTTGAGATAATGGCCAACAAATACAGCAAAGACGATTTAACCAGAATTGCTGTTGATGCGGTCCAGGATCATTTATATGGCGAGATAATCAGTTATATAAATCGGTCCATTGCAGTTTTTAAAAATACTTCTGAGGCGATGCCTGGAAACAAATTGAAAGATGATATAGACAGGAATATTAACCAGCTTGAGGAATTACTAAAGAGGCTTAAGAGCTGATCATAGTCGGCACAGAAAACCAGGAATCAGGTATACCAGCAGCACAGCTTAGCGACTGAGCGCCGATCATAAGAAAGGCAAAAACCAAAAAAGGTGCCGGTGATTATTGGTAAACCTAGAATTAAATTAGTTTGAGGTAAAAATGGAAGACAAAAAAGTCGATTTGCATTATGAGCTCGCTAAAAAATTTTGCTGGCATCACCTTTGGTTTTTGCAGCTGCTAATGATCCATCAATCTGGCTGTTTATTGTTTTATCTGGACCCACATTTTTTGCGGCCGTATATATTGCTAGAGAATATTATGTCCGTCGAAAGCAGGAGAGCAATGTTTGCTTGGGTGGCTACCTACTGGGACGGCGGCGAGTTCGACATTATTTGTGATTACAAAATGACACCAATTAACACTTAATACTGCACGACTACTGAGTATTAAAAACTAAGGAACCTTAAATGAAAGATTTAGAACTGGATTTTTTCAACATGGGTGTGGCTGACGAGTCGGCCGTCCCAGGGCGCAAAACAGTAAGTCGGGAAACCCACGACGCCATGCGGGCGCAGTGTGTTGACGTTTACGCGGTACAGTTTGCATACTCCGCTTGGCTTAAGGGGCGCAACACGCGTCGCGCAGAGTTGAGTAAAGTAGTGTAAATGGCTAGCACTCCGCAACGTATGTAATATAGTTACATTATCAACAACGACAACAGAACGCAAAAAAATGACTAAATTTGCAAACTACAAAAACGGCGCGCTTTCAATTAACACGTATCGCCTGGCAGACGCGGAAGTTACTACGGTTCCCCATATTGCGCTGTCTGCTCTTGCATCGACGGACGAAGTGTTAACCGCAAGTATAAACACCGACGCGGAACTTAACGCCGTTGAAACCTTGATTCACGAAATGATCGCATAACTGACACCACAACTTGAAAGGAATTTTTAAAATGGGCGAAGTAATCATGTTAAGCAAGTACCGCGCGCCTTCTGTAGCACCGGTGCACTTGTCGGGCGACTTGTCAGAACGGCTCAATATTGCTGTTGATTTCCCCCCGGAAAATGCGACGGGGTACGTTATCGAGTTATCCAGTTTTTCGCAGTGCATTATTTTCGACGAGGTGTTTGACATGCTCGAAGAGATAAAGGGAGTCCCCGTCTACGCGAGTCCTGAAAACTACCGCATTGTTTCTGCGCTTGCTATACAAATATCTGATTTTATTATGGATTTTGAAAATTGTTCGCAAGCCTGGATTTACTTCGAAGGTCTGTACCCCCGTGCTGCGGTGCTGTAGAACGTGCAAGTGGTTCATGCGCAACCGCATCCGGGGGGCATTAACAAGCCGTTGTACAAAGTTTTAACGAGCGAAGAATTCGCAGTTTATTTAACAAAAGCAGCCCCGGCGGCTGCGTTAGCGCGTGGAGTTGCAGTTTATGAGCAAGGCTTTGAAGAATAATTCAGTAGCGACGTTTTTGTTTTTGGTAGTTTTTATCGGAGCGTATCACTACGGCGCAACACGCGAGATTTTAGCCACGTTAGCCGTGATATGGGCCGCTATGTGCTATTTAGTTTACTCCGGGTATGAGTATCGAGAGCGTGTTTTGAAACGACGCATACAGACAGAAGTAAATGACAACCGATCTATTGTTACTCAACTGCACGCGAGCCGTGCAAAAGTACAAACACTAACAAAAGACTTGAGTTTAATTTTAACAAGTATCAGCGCTCCCGAGCGGGAGCGCATTGAGAAAGCATTAAATAAGGAGTTATCAAATGGAGCGTAAAACCCATTCCTTCAGGTGTGGGAGGATGTCAATAAATTAACAGATCAATTCAACTGCGGGCGGATAAAAAAATGGTTTTATTAGAGAAAGTTAAAACAGTGCTTTTTGAAACCGATTTAAACAGTCGAGTGATTGTTATATCTCGAAAAGTTATTGACGATCAAATCACAATTCACGTTGAGACCAAATTAGGACGGATGCTGCCAGAATACAGGCTTAAATCTTTTAGCGGTCCCGCAGAATTTGTTGCCTGGAGAGATGGGGTTTCCTCGATTCATGATCCAGTTGCAAAAAGGTTGAGCGATTTATTCATAGATTTGCATAGAGGGTACTCCGTGACTCAGCAAATCAATTGTGTTGTGACAGATATTGTTTTGCACTAAAAACGATGATTACAAAAACAAAAGAGCATAGTTATTCAGGAATAAATTATTCTGTTGAAATAACTAAAAGCGAGGCTGAGACGTACACAGCTAAAGCAAAAATCAAAGCCCTTGATAATGTTGTTTTAGTTTTCCCTGACGGAATGCGGACAGGGTTATGCAAGCAAAATTATCCAGCAGGATCCGGAAGTTATTTAAACGCGAACCCTTATCAATTTATTGTTGAATATGTTGAGGGATTTATTGATAGCATTATTGACAGCTCAGTTAGTCAAGAATTTATAGGAAAAAAACCAGGGGAGACCATGGCAGATAAACCAGTAACAGAAGATGATTTAAAGGCAGCTGTTGAGACCGAGCGCCTTTTTGAATTATACAGCCCGTCAGGAGTGCACCACCTTTGCAAGCTGGCTAATCTTGATGATGTACAGGATGTAACCGTCAGGCAATGGCGTTTCCGTGGCAAGATCCCAAAGGCGATAGTCCACAGCCTGGCACAGCTAAAACAAGTTCAT